TATCGGGGCGGCAATTACATCAGGTACTCCTACCTTCAACATCGAATATTCTTTTGATGATCCAATGTCGGCAGGGTATACTGTGGCTGGCGCTACTTGGTATGTCGCAACTGGGTTTTCAGGTCTTACGGCAAGCACTGGTGGAGTGTTAACCGTCCCTTGTAAAGCCATATGCATTAACATAACCAGTGGCACTGGAGCGGTTACAGCTACACTTGTCCAAGCTGGCCCTGTTTAAGAGGTTACAATGACCACCAGCGGCACGTATGATTTCAACCCATCTCTTGGCGAAGTTGTTTTGAACGCTTTCGCACGATGCGGAATTCGTCGTACGGCACTGGTACAGGAGCATTTGCAAGACGCAAGGTTTGAAATGAACCTTATGTTGTCTGATTGGTCTAATCGTGGCGTTAATTTGTGGAAAGTAGACCTTCAAAGCATTCCTTTGATTCAAGGAACATCTACTTATTACGCAGCAACCAACAACATTGCTGCTGATTCAAATAAAACTGTAATGGTTTTGGATGCGTATATACGTGTTGGCAGCGGTTCTTCGCAGTATGACCGTGTAATTATGCCTATTTCCCGTACGGAATGGGCACAAACACCTAGTAAAAACACACAAGCGCCGCCTACAACTTTTTGGTTTGACCGTTTAATACAGCCAACCATTACTGTTTGGCCTGTTCCTGACCAAACTAACTACTACACGTTATATTTTTACCGCGTTACGCAGGTACAGGATGCCAATTTAGAAAACGAACAAACAATTGACGTACCCTATAGGTGGTTAAATGCCGCCGTACAGGGTTTGGCTGCGCGTCTAGCACCCATATATGCGCCTGATAGGGCTGCATTGTTGGATACTAAAGCAGAACAAAGTTATCAAATTGCTGCTACGCAAGACACAGAGAACGTTCCTATCTATATTGTGCCGGGGCTTAGCGGCTATTTTAGGATGTAGCGCATGGCATATCGTCCTCATGGCCGTGCAAGTGTTGATGCCGAAAACCCACGGGCGTTTGGGCGGTGTGATCGTTGCGGATTTATTTACAATTTAGGTAATTTGCGATTTCAATTTGATTTTCGCGGGCCAAGATTGACTAATTTGCGGTTTTTAGTGTGTCAAACATGCTATGATAAGCCGCAACCGCAGCTAAAACCAATTATATTGACGGAAGATCCGGTGCCAGTGGCGAATCCACGGCCTGAAGATTACAATTACGCCAATACTAACGACATTTTTGCGGAAACACCGTCTACAACATACCAACAAACGGGCATTCCTGTTCCGCAAGGCAGTGATTTGATCACTGAGGACGATAAACAGATTGAAGGACAGCCAATTGGGCCTCCTGCGGGTCTAGACCCCAACGCTGTTATGCCTTTATACGGCACAAAAGCCTATAATGTGCTTTTACCAGTATTGTTTATCGGTTCTGATGGGCGGCGGACGGTTACCGTTACGTGTTCTGCGGCTCATGGGCTTGTAGATAATGATCAAGTAACCGTAGAGGGCATTTCAAATCCTCTTGCGGGGGGCTTTTATTCAATTAAATATGTATCTCCAACCGTATTCTCATATTATACGTTTAGAGTAATCAAATCTGGCAATATGTTAACCAGTACAAGCAGAATTTGCACTGCTCTGGTTGGATTGCCGCCAAAAGACACTGAAATTACGTTAATTGGCTCATCACTTCCAACACTCGCAATTGTGGGTTGGACAAACAATACGGGCGATCCTGTTGGATGGAGCAATTCATCCAATCAACCAGTTGGATGGCAAAGCTCCAATCTTTAATCAGAGGTAAGTTATGACTGTCCCATATCAATTTGCTAATACCTCAGGCGGGACAAACATCCCGCTGTCAAATCTTGACGCAGATTTTGATTACATTACTAGCAACGGCGTTACAGTTAATGGAACCCTTATCCCGTTTGCTGGTTCTGGGACTATTACAGCTAATACGCCTAATTCATTAACTGCCGGAACAGGTTTAAGCGGTACAAATTTTAACGGGTCTGCTGCTAGAACGTTTTCCCTATCTACAACAGGAGTAGCTACAGGCACGTATGGGTCAGCTAGTACTGTTCCGCAAATTGTAATAGACGCAACGGGCCGTATTACGGTTGCTACCAGCCTTGCAATCAGCATCCCTGCTTCAGCAATTAACACTACTATACCTAATGGGGGATTAACTAATAGCGCGGTTACGATTGGCAGCACAGCTGTGTCGCTAGGGTCCACAACATCAACGTTGGCGGGTTTGACAAGCGTAACTTTGACGCAGGATCCAGTTTCTGGCCTTCAGGCTGCGACTAAGCAATATGTGGACTCAGCTTCACAGGGTTTAACAATTCATACACCTGTGGCGGCAGCTTCTACCGCCAATTTAAATGCCACATATAGCAATGGATCTTCTGGTGTAGGAGCTACACTGACAAATGCTGGATCATTGGCGGCGTTTGTTATCGATAGCTACACAGCTTCTCTTGGCGACCGAATCCTTGTTAAAAATCAAACTACAGGCGCACAAAATGGCGCTTATACGGTTACAACAGTTGGTTCTGGTTCCGTTGCTTGGGTGCTAACACGCGCCACAGACTTTAATACAACTGGTACAGGCACTGGATATATTGAACCAGGCGCTTATTTCTTTGTTTCATCTGGTACAGCAAACGCATCATCCAGTTGGGTTATGACAACCCCAAATCCAATAACGGTTGGTACAACATCCCTTACATTTACTCAGTTTTCCAGTTCAAGCGGCTATACTGCCGGTACTGGTTTAACTCTTGCCGGCAACCAATTTAGTATTACTAACTCAGGTGTTACTGGCGCTACTTATGGCTCCGCAACGCAAGTTCCCGTGATTGCTATTAATAATCAGGGCCAAATTACGTCTTCAACTAACACCAGCATTGCTATCGACACCAACCAGATAACTTCTGGAACATTGGCTGTGGCAAGGGGGGGCACTGGAACAACTACCAGCACCGGCTCTGGCAATGTTGTATTATCTTCATCACCCACACTAATAACGCCCAATCTTGGTACTCCAACTACGCTTAACCTTACCAACGCAACAAGCCTTCCTCTAACTACTGGCGTTACTGGAAACTTGCCCGTAACAAATCTTGGTAGTGGATCTTCGGCGTCTAGTTCAACTTTCTGGCGCGGTGACGGGACATGGGCTACGCCAACTAGTTCAGGAACGGTTAATTCCGGTTCCACGGGACAACTAGCGTACTATGCGTCTAATGGTACAACTGTATCCCCCATTACTAATATACCAGTTACAAATTTAAACGGCGGTTCAGGCGCATCATCTAGCACGTTTTGGCGCGGTGACGGGACATGGGCATCACCGGCTGGGTCTACGTCAATAGGATGGTACAACGTAAATAGCTACGCAAGCATCTCAGCCGCCTATACGGCCTGCGCAGCAACAGGCGGTATGCTGTATTTCCCTAAGGGGACCTATACCAATAGCGGTTCTACGCTCACTGTATCAAGCAGTAATGTAAACATAATTGGAGATGGATGGGCTACTGTATTGCAGTTCCCCATTGTGTTCAGCGGGCTTTATCAAGGCATTTATAATTGCACTATAAGCAACGTTTCCGGATATGGGCTGACAGTTTCTGGTAACTTGTCGTACTGCATTATCCAAGATGTTCAAATTACAAACTGTACAAATGGCATTAACTTTACCGACTCTAATTCTGTTTATGGAACAAACATCCTTGTCCAAAATTGTGGGACTGCGTTTAATTTGTATTTTACGTCAAATATGCAAATTGAAAATTTCTGGCTGGTTTCCAATACAAATGGAATTATTATTAGTGGGGCTAGCACCGGTTATGGCGCATCTGAAGGTAATGTGTTCATAGACGGCGAAGTTTATGGAAACTATGGTTCAGGATCTATTGGAATCACGCCATTGTCTATATCAAACGCTAATTATAATAGGTTCCTTGCGGTATTTTTTGATGATTATCAGCAAAGTGCCGGCATAAGTTCAGGCTCAGACAATAGATTTACTGGCTGCTGGTTCTCAAACGGTAGATATGGCGGAGGTTTGGCGGGTCTAAACATTACGGGCGGTGTTGGTGCTTCATTCAATAACTGCGATTTTGTTAATTGCGGAGGGGATGGGGTTCTTTTAACTGGTGGTACATACACATCCTTTACCGCATGTGCCGCCTATAAAAACTCTGTTACGGCTGGATCTGGGGCAAAACATGGTTTTGAAGTAGCCAGTAACGTTAGTTACTTTACCTTTGTTGGTTGCACCGCTTCAAATGCTGCTGGTGTTGGCGGAAATCAAGGATATGGGATTATTGTCAATTCAGGTTCGTCAAACAATTACATTATTCAAAGCAACCTTTTGACCGGAAATGCCACAGGCGGGTTAAGCGATGCTGGCTCTGGAGCTAATAAAGCAGTAGGGAATAACGTATCATGACCGACGAAGCAAAGCGTGATGGCTATATCATCCGTGACGGCATAGTTGCGGCGCGTGTATATGGGTTTATGGGTACCGTAGAAACAAATGAGCGGTTTTTGGAAGAAGATAATCTCATTGTTGGACAACCATATCCGTGGCCAAGAAATGCCAGAAACCAGCTTTTAGCTGAATCTGATTGGACACAAATGGCTGATTGTGAACTTTCGGATGAGAAAAAAGCTGATTGGAAGGTTTATAGGAAGGCACTTCGTGATCTTCCAATTACGTCTCCTGATCCATTTTCCGTAATTTGGCCTACTAAACCTGCCTAAGATCCGCTATTATTTACCTTGAATCTCAGGTATAAACAGCAAACGATGCCGTACTGGCTGGAGATTTGAATGAGTAATATCCCTATTTCCAATTTGCCAGTAGCTACGTATGTGGCGGGTAACGAACGAATCCCTGCTGTCCAGAACAATACAACGGTTGCCATTACTCCGCAGGAAATTGGGCAATACATTGTAGATATTTATCATTTTGGTAATGGACCAACGGGTCCAACAGGTAACACAGGACCAACAGGTTCCGCTTCTACGGTCCCTGGCCCGACTGGTCCTTCGGGTACTGGACCAACAGGTCCAACTGGGCCTACAGGAACAACTGGTGGCGCTGGCCCTACAGGTTCAAACGGTCCTACAGGCCCCACTGGCGCGGCATCATCCGTAGCGGGTCCTACAGGCCCAACCGGTTCTATTGGCACAACTGGCCCTACAGGCCCCACTGGTGCAGCGTCATCTGTCGCTGGCCCCACTGGGCCTACAGGTGCTGGTGGCACCACGGGGTCTGCCGGCCCAACCGGACCCACGGGTAACACTGGTTCTCTTGGCCCCACAGGTCCAAACGGCAGTGCCGGCCCAACTGGGCCTACAGGTGCTACGGGTCTTTCCGGAAGCATTTACGCAACTACTAGTGCTACATCCTTAACTATTGCCACTGGCACACAAACGTTAACTGTCGGGACTGGTCTGGCTTATACCACAGGCCAACAAGTTCTTATTGCGTACGACAGCACCCACAGCATGATTGGTACGGTAACTTCGTACAATTCAGGCACCGGTGCATTGGTCGTTAATGCCACCTCTACAACAGGCACAGGCACATATGCTTCGTGGGCAGTTAACATCAATGGTGCTGCTGGTCCCGCTGGCCCAACGGGCCCCACAGGCGCTACTGGATCTGCCTCTACAGTTGCAGGGCCGACTGGGCCTACTGGCCCGACAGGGGCTACTGGTGCAGCTTCAACGGTTGCTGGACCTACTGGTCCAACTGGAACAAACGGAACGAATGGCCCTACTGGTCCAACTGGTGCTGCTTCAGTAGTAGCTGGTCCAACTGGTCCAACTGGCACTGCTGGTACTGCCGGAGCGACTGGCCCGACAGGCCCTACGGGTACTGCTGGCGCAAATGGTCCGACTGGCCCTACTGGTACTGCGGGGACTACTGGTCCCACCGGCCCTACTGGCCCAACAGGTGCGGCATCAACTGTGGCGGGCCCAACAGGTCCTACGGGTCCTACAGGGTCTACAGGATCAGCGGGCCCAACCGGTCCGACAGGATCAACTGGTTCCACTGGTCCGACAGGCCCTACTGGTCCGACAGGAACAACCGGCGCTACCGGCCCTACAGGTCCAACGGGCGTTGCTTCCTATACGCGCACCAGCTTTACGGCGACCAGCGGCCAAACAACATTTACCGCCACATATACCGTTGGTTATGTTGAGGTATATTTGAACGGTTCGTTCCTCAACGGTTCTGACTATACAGCGACAACTGGAACAAGCATCGTTCTTGCCACTGGAGCAACGACTGGCGACATCGTTGAAGTGGTGGCTATCAGCGTCAATAGTTTTGGCGTAGGTCCGACTGGCCCCACAGGCTCCACTGGTTCCGCTGGACCGTCAACTATTACTGTTGGCACAACAACTATCACAAGCGGCACAACCACACGTTTGTTGTATGACAATGCGGCTATTGTAGGCGAAACCAGTGGTATTACCACTAATGGCACAACGCTTACATTGGCAGGTACTACTGCTGCTCTTGCGAGCGTCCTGACTAACGCTGCTGAGATTGCGACTGTCAGTGCCACTGCGGCAACCGGCACAATCAACTTCGATGTGACCACGCAGTCTGTTCTGTATTACACCAGCAACGCATCCGCCAACTGGACGGTTAACTTACGTGCATCCAGCGGCACATCGCTCAACACCGCAATGGCAACAGGGCAGTCTGTAACTGTAGCATTCTTGGTCACACAAGGATCTACCGCCTACTACAACAACGCAGTTCAGGTGGATGGTGCTTCCGTGACTCCCAAGTATCAGGGCGGTACAGCTTGGACAGCAGGCAATGCGTCTGGTGTCGATATATACACTTACACCATTGTCAAAACCGGCTCTGCTGCGTTTACAGTATTCGCATCACAAACCAAGTATGCTTGAGGATAGTCGATGCCCGCAATCATCACAAAAGGAGCAATGACAGCGCAGGGATATGGTTTTGCAGCGCCATCGACTGCGGCCAACTACATTGAAGATGTCTTTTCGACGTATTTGTATACGGGGACTGGTGCTGTTTTGACGGTCACCAATGGGATCGATCTGTCTGGCAAAGGTGGGTTGGTTTGGGTAAAACAAAGATCAAACAACGCTTCTCAAGTTCAACACTACTGGGTAGACACGGCACGGGGAACAGCGGATGGTTATATATCCTCCAACAATACCAACGCTACAAATGCGTATGATATAATAAATTCTTTTAACTCTAATGGGTTTGGCTGGAACCCAGTTATAAATGATAGCGGATATACCTACGCCTCATGGACCTTCCGCAAACAAGCGAAGTTCTTTGATGTTGTAACTTGGACTGGTGATGGAACCAATAACAGAGCAATCTCACACAATCTTGGATCTAATCCGGGGTGTATTCTTATCAAATCAACATCAAATGTTTCAAATTGGAATGTTTATCACTCTTCAATTCCTACGGATATTTTGTTCTTAGAGCGCACTGATGCTGCCACCGCGGGTGGCGTATATTACGTACAGTCTACTTCTAGCACTACGTTTACAATTGGTAGACCGGCTGGCGGTAACGCCAATGGCTACACCTATGTAGCTTATCTCTTCGCCTCCAACGCTGGCGGCTTTGGCAATGCTGGCGCTGACAATGTGATTACTTGTGGGTCGTTTACTGTTCCATCTAGTGGAACATGGACAGACGTAAATTTAGGATATGAACCACAATGGATATTGGTAAAAAGTGCAACAGGAACAAGATTAACAAATTGGCAAATTATAGACAATATGCGGGGATGGACGGCTCCAACAAGCTCAGGTTACCCAGTCACAAATTGGTTGGGAGCTAATTTAGCAAATTCTGAATCGGATAATAGCACTCTAATATTAACGTCAACAGGATTCCAATATTCAAATACTAGTTATGGTTCCGGTAATACTTTTATCTACATCGCCATTCGTCGTGGCCCGATGGCTACACCGACAGTAGGGACGAGTGTGTTTAGTCCTGTTGCATACGCTGGTGCTAATGCGGGAACAAGCTATACAACAAATTTTCCCGTTGATCTGACTTGGACAGGCAAGACAAGTAATACTGCATCACATGAGTCATGGGATAGGTTGCGGGGTGAATATCCTTATTTGCTTACAGATAGCACTGCTGCTGAAGGAACAGCTTTTGGAACAACAAATCAATGGCTAGTTGATAATATGACTGGCGTTAAATGGAACATTGGAGATGGATATACAAATACTACTCCCGGAAATTATATAACTTGGAACTTCAGACGCGCACCCGGCTTTTTTGATGAGGTTTGCTATACAGGGACGGGAACAGGGGGACAAACATACACACACAACTTAGGTGTTGTTCCTGAATTGATGATTATAAAAAGTAGGTCAGCCAGTAGAGCATGGCAAGTTTATTCTGCAAATTTAACAACGGCATATTATTTAATTTTAAATAGTACAAATGCCCAAGTTGCAGATGGTGGAGGAGGTGATTGGTATGGAACTGCACCAACATCTACTGTTTTTTCTGTAGGCACAAATTTTACAGTAAACAACTCTGGTGAAACTTACGTTGCCTACCTGTTTGCCACTTGTGCAGGTGTTTCCAAAGTAGGCTCATACACAGGCAACGGCACGACCCAGACAATCAACTGCGGTTTTGGTGCTGGTGGCGCAAGGTTTGTGCTTATAAAACGTACTGACTCAACTGGCGATTGGTACGTCTACGATACGGCTCGTGGCATGACAACATTGACAGACCCGTACCTGCTGTTAAACAGCACGGCGGCTGAAACTGCTACGCTTGGCTCAGTGACAACAGTATCAACGGGCTTCGCGCTAAACTCAACCATTCTAGCCGCAATCAATGTTAGTGGCGGTAGTTATATCTTTTTTGCGGTTAGTTAATCATGGCAACAGATCATTTCAAAAAAACTTACAGTCAACATAAGAGCAATGCTAAAAGGCGCGGTGTTGAATTTTTATTGTCATTTTGTCAATGGAAAGAGATATGGATATCATCTGGATTTTGGGGCCAGAGAGGTCGTGGTGCATTAAAATACTGCATGTGCCGATATGGGGATATAGGCCCATACAGCGTTGATAACGTATTTATAGGACTTGGCGGAGAAAATATAAGAATGGGTAATTTGGGCAAGATAGATAGCCCAGAAACAAGGGCTAAAAAATCTGCTGCAACTAAAGGTAAAAAGCATTCTTGGTCTGTTGGAGATAAAAATCCAATGCACCGACTAGAGGTTAAAGTTAAAATGTCATTAGCCATTGGCGGGGCAAATCACTACAATGCTATAGGCGTTACCACTCCAAATGGATTTTATCCAACAGCTAAAGCTGCGGCAGAGGCTTTAGGGATTAAAAAACCAACTGTTGAGTGGAGAGCAAAACATAACAGGTTCGGGTTTAGTTACGGCAACACCACAGCCATCGCATAGGTGAAATATGATTATACGCATCAGAGATACAGGGCAGGTCATGTACGAAGGCGAGTTCCGCTCTTATCATGCGTCCACAACTGGCGCATCGTGGGAGCAGACAACTGTTGAAATCCTAAATGATCTAGGTGCAGACCCCGTATTTGAAGGCCCAGCAGCCACAGGCGGCACTGTCTATCAATACAGCCAGCAGGACGGTGTAGAGCAGATTGATGGCCGCTGGTACACCAAGCACGTTCTTGGCCCTGTCTTTACCAATGCGGATGATGAAACCGCCTACAAAGCTGCTAAAGATGCAGAACAGGCTACTCGTGTGCGTGATGACCGCAATAAAAGGTTGGCAGAGTCTGATTGGACGCAGTTGGCAGATGCTAAGGTTGATAAAGACGTTTGGGCTACCTATAGACAGGCATTGCGTGATATACCAGAATCAAATGGGTTTCCGTGGTCCATAACGTGGCCGGTAAAATCATGATTGGAGATTCCGAATGACACAAGCTCGTAATGTTGGCTTCTTTGCTGATGGCTTATCATCTGTCGGCGTGGCCTCCATCAGTGTTGGTGGCACTGGTGCTGCTACCCTAACGGCTAACAATGTTCTTCTTGGTAATGGAACATCTGCGTTACAAGTAGTTGCGCCGGGCTCTAGTGGTAATGTTTTAACCAGCAATGGAACAACGTGGCAATCATCTACCCCAGCAGCCAGTAGCAGTGCAGCTAAAGTCTGGTCGGCATATACATCATCTTCAACATACACAGTGCCAACTGGTGTAACATCAATTCGGGTGTATGCTTTTGGCGGCGGCGGCAACGGTGGATATGACAATTCTACGGGAAACGGTGCAACAGGTGGCGGTGGTGGAGGATGTGCTTATGGGGATCTTGCTGTTACAGCAGGGCAAACTGTAACAATAACTATTTCATCTGGTGTTGCCACTGTCAGCTATGCAAGTATAACACGTTTAACTGCTAATAAAGGCAGTGATGGAGGCAATGGAGCTAATACGGCAGGGGCTGGAGGAACTGCATCTAAACATAGCTCAATAACTAACGGCGGGGCTTATTCTGGTGGTGCTGGTGGTAACTTTACAGCCAATTATTCTAATGCTGCTGGTGGTGGCGGGTCTAGTGGGTCACCATTAGGAGTAGGAGTAACACCATATCCCAGTAATTACGCACAACAAGGCGGCGCTGGCTGGAATAGTCAAGGGGGCGGGTTCGGTGGTGGTAACGGTGGCGGTAGCGATGGTGGTGCTCCAACCGGTGCGTCACTTAATACCAGTATTAAAATTTACAGTATCCCAGTCGGAAGACCATTTCAAACGTATTATACAGAAACATTGCTTTCTGCAATGAATTTATGGGGCATGGGGGGAGCAGGAAGTGTTGCTGTCAATCCATACTCCACTACTGTTTATTATTGGGCTCCACAAAATGGGCAATCCGGTGGGGGCGGCGGGGGAAATAGTATTATTGGAGCAAATAATTATGCAGATGCTTATATACTAACGGGCGGCAGCAATGCCGGAGGAAACGGCGGTAACGGTTCCGGCGGGGGAGGATTGTATATGAGTGCTTGGGCACCAAATGGTTCCTATTATGCCGGGAGCGGCGGGTTCGGTGGTGGCGGCGGCGGCGCTGGTTGGGTTAATAGTAGTGGCACAAACTATTCATCAGGTCTTTATGGCGGAACTGGTGGCTATGGTGGCGGTGGGGGAGGTACTGCAGGTTATTATCTAAGTTCTTCTGGTGGGTCCGTAAATCAATCTTATGGCGGCGGGGCCATTGTTTTAATATATGCATAAAAACTTATAGAAAGGACATAACATGAATTGGTGGGTATATATCAAAGACGGAATTGTTGTTGATAGGGCAAGAGTTGACCCTTTTACAATATTTAACCCGGAATATGCCAAATTATTTATTGCATCGCCAGAAAATGTTCACGCTGGTTGGATATATGACGGCACAAACTTTACTGAACCACCCAAGCCGCCAGAACAACCATTATCCCCGCCTTCTGCCCCTACTCCCCCTACTAAAGAAGATTTAATGGCAGAGTTGGCTGCTTTAACTGCTAAAATAAATTCTTTACCATAATACTTTAAATGCCAACCAATATGGGCATATGATGCTGAAGATCGTCCAGAGGGAGCGGGACTATGGTGGAAAAAAATTTAAAGATTTGCGTGTACGCTGTTGCGAAGAATGAAGAACAGTTTGTAGAACGGTTTTGCAATTCTGCCAAAGATGCTGATCTAATCCTGATTGCAGACACTGGAAGCACTGACAAGACTATAGAATATGCCCGTGAGTGTGGGGCTGTAGTCCATAACATTCATGTGCGCCCGTGGCGCTTTGACATTGCCCGTAACGCCGCCTTAGCCCTGATTCCGGCTGATATAGACATCTGCATCAGTCTGGATCTGGATGAGGTGCTTGAGCCCGGCTGGCG